ACTAGACACCACTTTCCACACCTGCTATAGTGGTCACTGTCAGCAAGGCAAGGCACCCCCTGGGCGCTGGGCTTGGGTGCGTGGTTTGGAAGGAGCAGGAAAATGGAAATCAAAGAAGCTGTTATCAAAAGCACATTGTATCCGTTTGCGATACATGCGATAGGGTGCGAGGAGGACATCGAATGCTTCAAGCATCTCATCGATGATAGTTCCGAGCTGCGCGCATTTATCGCCGACTTGGAGAAGTGCATTCTTGACATTTCCGAAGCTGTTAATGGAGCGCTTGAGGTGGTGAGAGCACATGAATCAAACTAACACCCAATACGAGATCGGGTACCAAAACGGCTACGATGCCGGCTATTGCCGGGGCTTCTCCGCAGGCTATAGAAAAGGTGCCGACAAAGCGGAGGAGCGCAGAAGGCAAAAGCCCGAGGAAGCGTACGATCGCCGCTACGAGTACCCAAGATGGAGGGGATAGCATGCCAACGTTCGACAAGGAGAGTTCAGCGGCCTACGTTAGCTACATCGAGGAGAACTGTCCGCACGTGGACGTGTTCCGAAAGCAAATCGGCAACAGCGGCGTGTACGTTCTGGTAGCCGACGGCAACACATTGTTCGACACTTCCGAGCTGCACGCCTTCGTGGCGGGTTATCAGAAGGGATATATGAAAGGGAAGGTTTATCGATGAAGACTGTAGAGGTATGCTTGAAGGAATGGGTTCTTATTTGCGGTCAGTTGGCGGCCATGGAAGATTTCATTGAAGCTGTCAAGGAACTTCAGGCAAACAAGGAAATGGATGACTGGGATAAAGGTAGGGAGGTTGGACGTATGCTTAGAACGTTTAATGCCACTAAGTCTAGTCTAGGTGAGTTGATTGCGAGGTCTTTAGGTGAAGCTGAAGAAACTGATTCCCCTGCTCAAAGATGATTTCCTCGTTTGCGATTTAGACGAGGGTCTTACTTGGACAGTTGATAGCCAATTTGCAACCGAGGATAATGAGGCGGTTTCAAAGCAGCTTGAAAAGAAAATTATCTCGGTTTCCTCTTTCTATGACCAGGTTTTGGTCAGAGTTAAGTTATAATGCCAAAGTGACGTTTGAAAGGAGGTGATTAAATGATTCGCCGTAAAATGACTACCACTATTTGCGATGTGGTAACGCCTGATGGGGAGATGCTCGGCGAGGCGTCCTATTACGGCAAAATCAGCCCTGCAAGGCTCGCCAAGGTGGCGCGTCGTCTGTACAAGAACCAGCTCGCCACGATAACGAACTACCGAACCGTGCAGGAAACTTACGAGATGGAAGAGGAAGCTTTCATCGCAAACGCAACCAAAGTAGACTAAGAGAAGGAGCAAACAATGACCGCAGAGTTCTATGAAGAGGAAAAGGCACTCGCAACCCAGCAGGCTGCAGCCCAGCTTGCCAACGGAAACGGCTTCGCGCAGAAGATCGTGCAGGAAGTGAACGAGCAGGGCTTCTACACCACGCTCGACATCTCCACCATGACTGGTAAGAAGGCGCTATACAGCGCGACCAACGCGAGCGTTCTTCTCCGTGATTACATGGAGACGCCGCTTTCGGTCGTGAACATCACGTTCGCGCCGTCCGAAATAAGCGACGAGGACGGAAACCCGCTCACCACGCTCGGCGTATTCCTCACCGACGAGAACGGTACGACCTACAGCTCCACCTCCACGGGCGTTCTCAAGTCGGCTATGCGCATCCTCGCCAACTTCGGCGAGCCTATCGAGTGGGGAGAGCCGCTCACCGTCGTGTGCAAGGAGACCAACACCAGCAAGGGTCGCCGCTACAAGTTCCTCGACGTGGAGTAGCGCGAACTTGCGTGATATTCTGGGAGCGTGCGCTTAGGCCGCGCTCCCTCGAAGGGCGTGCCTTAGGGTGCGCCCTTCGTATCACGTCATAAACAAAGCCCGCTTGCGCGGGCTGGAAAAGGAGCAGGCATCATGGCGAGGAAGAGAACGGAACTCGATAAGAAGATATCCCGCGCTCAAAAGAATGCCCGAAACAAAGTATACCGCATCCGCAAAAAGGGAGCAATCAACCGCGAGGAGTTCGACCCTCGCGTCTCGCAGGCAGAGCTTAAGCACATGAACGGCTCGCAGAAGAAGGCCTACCTCAGGAAGCTCGAACTGTTCAACGGCCGTGCGAACAAAGTGATCGTGCAGCCTGGGAACGGAATCGCGATTCCCGAGACCAAGCTCAAGGCGTACCGGCAGGCGGAGCTTGAGCTAAACGCCGCGCGCATCCTCCGCAGGGCTGGAATCGAGGAGGCGGTGAAGTCGGCGGCGGTGCGCGACATCTCCAAGATTAAGGAGACGGTGAACAAGGAGATTTCAAGGCGCGAGCGGGCGGAGAAGCTGGGCAAACCTTACAAGCCGCTCAAGAAGTCGGTAGAGTCTATGCGCGGCATTCCCGTCAACTGGAGCAAGCTTGACATCGACTACCTTGCAAAAGCGCAGAGCTACTACGACCCCGTGTTCAAGCAGTGGAAGCCAGGCGAGCGCAACAAGTTCCAAGACCTCGTGCCCATATGGATGCGCGAGTCCTTCCCATCCGTCAAGTCGGTAGAGGAGCAGACCAGGAAGGCGAAGGAGGCCAAGGAGCGAATCAAGGTCGCCAGGAAGCGCTACCCGCAGTACCGCGAGGCGCTCATCGAGAAGGCGATGTTCTCCGGCTATCCCGAGCTTGCCGAGGCGATACGCGCGCTCACCTACGCGCAGCTCGACTACCTGCACTACTACACCGACTTCGATGCTTGGGGTTCCTTCTTCTCATCTCCGAAGGGCTATATCGCTGGAAAGCAGGCGCTGTTCGAGGAGCAGCGCGACCAGACGGACGAGGCGGCGGCGCAGATGATGGCGGAGATTCTGCGTGCGAGGCGCATAAGGCCCGGGCAGTCTGAAATATCGAACATCACTTACAACAAGGAATGGCGCGGCGAGAAGGGCTTCGCGAAGGCTGGCGGAAAGCCGGGGAGCAAGGGATTGGACCCCGAGATCATCGAGACGATGAGCAGGGCGTCAATATCCGGCTCGCGCTCAGGGTTCAGAGCGTCGATATTCGACTACAAGGAGAGCAAGGCGGAATCGGCCGACAGCGAGCGCATGCTGCACGAGCTTTCCTACGAGATCGCGCGCCAGATAAGGCACGGTAAATGATAGAGTACGCGAGCGACTTCGAGACCACGACGCAGGCAGAGGACTGCCGCGTTTGGGCCTGGGGGTGCGCCAACGTGTGCGAGGAGCCGGAACCGACGTTCGTTAGCGGGACCGACATCGAGTCGTGGCTCGCGCACGTCAAGGAGAACCCAGGCCGCTATTGGTTCCATAACCTTGGTTTCGACTCCCGCTTCGTCATGTGGTACCTGCTCAACTCGGGGTGCGAATGGGTTGAGAAGAAGCCCGTTGAAGGGCAGTTCTCCACCGTCATCGACAACATGGGCAAGATTTACTCGCTCGAGATAGGCAACGAGGGCGGCAAGCTGGTTCTGGCGGACAGCTTCAAGAAGATTCCCATGAGTATCGCGAGCGTCGCCAAGGCGTACGACCTGCCCATGTCGAAGGGCGACCTGGACTACGAGGCCTACCGAGAGGTCGGGCACGAGCTGACAGACGAGGAGATGGACTACCTATCCCGCGACGTGCTGATTCTGGCAAGGGCGATGCACAAGCGCCTCGAAGTCGGAACCAAGCTCACCACGGGCGCAGATTGCCTTGAAACCTACAAGGACATCATAGGCAAGGACTTGTGGAACAAGTGGTTCCCCCACCTAAACCCTATACTCGACGGCGAGATTCGTCAGGCGTACCGAGGCGGCTACGTGTACTGCAACCCGTTGCACCAGGGCCAGGTCGTGGGGAAGGGCATAGCGCTGGACGTCAACTCGCTTTACTCATGGGTCATGCGAACGGCGCTTCTCCCCTGGGGCATGCCCAAGCGAGGGCGCGGAAAGCCGAAGGAGAGCAAGGACTACCCGCTTTGGGTCGCGGAGGTGCAGTTCGACGCAGTGCTCAAGCCTGGCAAGCTGCCGTGCATACAGATGAAGAACAACATGTTATACCGCGATAGGGAGTACATACGCGAGACGGTAGAGCCTATAGACCTCTGGGTATCGTCGGTAGACTGGAAGCTCATATGCGACATGTACGATGTCACCGTGTACGCGTGGGGAGCGCACTACCTGTTCCACGGTGCCGAGGGCATGTACAACGATTACGTCGACTATTGGACGGCAGAGAAGATCGCGGCGGGCAAGGAGGGCAACCTAGCGAGGCGGCAGAACGCCAAACTGTGCCTCAACAACCTGTACGGAAAGTTCGGCCAGAAGGTGGAGGTGCAGGGCAAGGTTCCAGTGCTCGACGCCGACAAGGTTCTCCACCTGCTGCCAGGCGATAAGGGAGAGCGCGAGCCTGTGTACATACCAAGCGCGGTGTTCATCACCGCGTGGGCGAGGAACAAGACGATACGCACCGCCTGCGAGTTCGGAGACAGGTACCTTTACAGCGACACCGATTCCATCAAGGCGCTCGGAACCGACATCCCAGACGATGTGCGCGTGGACGATTACGAGCTTGGAGCATGGGCGTTGGAGCAGACGTTCGAGAAGGGCATCTTCCTTCGGGCGAAGACGTACGCCACCTATTCCGACGGGCTTTGCGAGTACATATGCGCGGGAATGCCGAACAGCCTCAAGGAGGTCATGCGATTCGAGGACTTCAGGGTGGGATTCACCACGCTCGGAAGCGACAACCCCGATTACGCGAACACTGACAACTGGAAGCTGGTTCCGCACAACGTGCCGGGCGGTTGCGTTCTTGTGCCAAGGCCGTTTACAATACACTGATAGCGAAGGGAGGTGATTCAATGGCAGTTGTTCAAGGTTTTGACTGGTACGCGGTCATCGCGGCGCTTCTCTTCATCCTGTTCGACTTCGCTACGGGTATTTCAAAGGCCGCTTACTACAAGCAGGTATCATCGACCATCATGCGCGAGGGACTCTACCACAAGTTCGCGGAGATTCTCGTAATCGTGCTGGCAGGCGCAATCGACGTCGCATGCGACCACCTGGAACTTGGGTTCGACACGCCGATTCTAGCGGTGACGTGCGCCTACATCGTTCTCATGGAGATCGCGAGCATCCTCGAGAACATCGGCGAGATGAACCCCGACCTGGCAAACAGCCCAGTTTTCTCTATTTTCAAGAAGGAAGGCAAAACCAATGGCAAGCATTCGGGGAATTGACGTTAGCTCGAACCAGCCTGCGGACATCTGCTCGCTGGTTGACTACGATTTCGCGATCGTGAAGGCTACGGGAAACCCGCCCGGCTACTCGTGGAACTACAAGAACCCGTACATGGAGCAGCAGGTGGACGATGCGCTCGGAAAGACTGGGTGCGCGGGGCTTTACCACTTCACGTTCGGGCGCGCCGCCAAGGAGGAGGCGGACTTCTTCTGCGACACGGTGGCCGATTATGCGGGGCGCGTAATGCTGGTCATCGACTACGAGGGGAAGGCTATCGACAACGGGCGCGAATGGCTCCGCACGTTCGCGCAGCGCATAAAGTGCCGCACGGGCGTCAACCCCGTCGTGTACGCGTCAAGCTCGGTCATCCGAGACCAGGATTTGGAGTCTTTGGCCGAAGAGGAGGATTTGTCTCTTTGGAGCGCGAACTACTGGCGCGGATACGATACCGTGTACGGCTACGACACGAGCGGGATGAAACAGGATATCCCGTCAAGCGCGCTCTGGCAGTTCACCAGCCGGGGAGTGCTCGACGGCTACGACGGGTACCTTGATCTGGACTTGTTCTACGGTGATTACGATACGTGGCAGAAATACTGCGTGCCGAGCCAACCGCCCGCAGAACCTGAGGAACCAAGCGACCCAGAAGGAGGCGACATGCTAACGGAACATCAAGATAGGCTTTTGGCCGTTATCTACGAACAGCAAGTCGGCACATACGACCCGACGGGGCGCGGCATCGAGCTTAACGACCATGACCACATCAAGTGGATTGGCAAGCAGGTGTCGGACAACGGCGCTGCAATCGAGGCCTTGAAGGCGCGGACGGACTCCATCTCCGACAAGCTGGACGAGCTGCTAGCAAAGCGCTAGCTTCGAGTCAAGCTCTAGGCGAACGGCGTCCTCAAGCTCGGCGCGCTGGCCGTCATGCAACCATATACCTCTCTGGACTATAAGACGCAGGCACGCGCAGTACACGCGGCCTGCGTCTTTTCTTCTGCGCACAGTGCTTCGACACGTGGACACGAGGTGTTCGTCGCCGCACTTGTAAACGGAAATCTCCACGTCGCACTCCGCTCCCCGCCTGTCCGAATCGGCCTTCATGGTAACTGCCCAGGCATGGTTTCCGAAACCGCCTTCCAAAATTATGCGCTCCATGTTCTGCTCCTTTCATTTCCAGGCAAATTATGCCACAATGTAAGAGCTGGAGAAGTCCCGTTTCTCTGCCAGTAGCGTAATTCGGGACAGCGGGCCTTGCGGCCACCGAGGCGCGGTTTCAGGCTGGGGACTTTGAGCAGACTGCGGGTGACTTCCGAGCAACAAAAGACCTGAAACGGGAAGTCTCGCGACTGAACCGTTTCAGGTCGATTTAGTTTAGGAGGCATTAATGGATTTCGACGAGGTGCTCAAGCAGTACGACAACATCCACGACACCGACGGCATCCCCGGTTTCCGCGAGACGCTGGTGTCGTACGGCCAGAGCGTCGGGCAGATTTCCGAGGGAGCCAACGCCCGCATCAGCGAGCTAGAGACTGCTCTGGCTGCAGCGGAGGAGAAGGCGACGAACCTCGCTGCAAGGAACTACGAGCTTATCATCGCGGCGACCGCCCAGGAAGCGGCGGAGGAGAAGCCGACCGATGAGATAACAGACGAGGACAGGGACGTGAAGACCCTGTTCGGAAAGAAGGAATAAATGGGAGATGCAATCCTGCAGGCGGACAACGCCGCGATCATCAACAAGGTGCGCGCCAACGCGAGCCTCGAATACCAGTCGCGAATCCCCGTGGTAACGCAAGCCAACCTGTCCAAGACCTTCGCCACGCTGCAGGCGTGCCAGCCTATGTGGAACGAGTTCATGGACGTGCTCGTCAACCGAATCGGCCTGACGCTGTTCAACCAGAACAGCTTCACGAACCGCCTGAAGCCGCTCAAGTCGGGCGCCATGAACTACGGCGGCGTGATTCAGGAGATCGGCGCGAACCTGCTGCATGCGGAGGCCTACGACCCGAACGACACCAACGTGTTCGGCGGCGAGAAGGCCGACGTGGAGGTGAACTACCACCAGATCAACCGACGCGACAAGTACAAGATGCGCGTGAACAACGACCTGCTCGAGGAGGCGTTCCTCAACAACGGGCAGCTCGCGACGTTCGTGAACAACCTGCTGTCCCTCCCGCAGAAGTCCGACGAGTGGGACGAGTACATCATCATGCGCGGCCTGCTCAAGAAGTACCAGGAAGCGGACGGCTTCTTCAACTACCAGGTTCCGGACCTGGGAACGTCCCAAGACCCCGTGGCAGACGGAAAGAAGATCACCGAGCTGCTCCGAGAGGTGTACCTCGATACCAAGGGCTTCTACCGAACCAAGTACAACGCGCTCGGCATGCAGGTAGCGCCCGAGGAGCTAATCCTTCTCGGCACGCCGAAGTTCTTCGCGAAGCTCGACGTGAACGTGCTCGCGGCGGCTTACCATATGGACAAGGCCGACTTCCTGGCCGACCGCACCATCGTGGTCGATGACTTCGAGATGCCCGGCACGCAGTGCATGTTCCTTGATTCCGAGTGGTACAAGTGCATGGACACCAAGCTGAAGACCACGAGCATGTACAACCCGTCTGCAGACGAGTGGACGTACTACCTGCACCACTGGGGCGTGTACTCCGCATCCCGCCAGCGCACGTGCATCCGCTTCTCGACCGACGCGGCAACGGCCGTCATCGGGCAGCCCCGCACGGTGACGGGAATCACGGCGGTGCTCGACCCGGCGGTGACTGGAAACAAGGTGCTCGCACCCGGCGCGGACGTCGCTTTCAAGGTGAATGTCTCCTATTCCGACGGCAGCTCCGACTCCAACGCCTACGCGATCATCACTACCGAGGACGCGACCGCGCCGGCCAAGCTCCCCGCGAACGTCGTGTACCCCGACACGGGAACCTACGTAGACCGCATGGGAGTATTGCACGTGTCCGACGCGGCCACGTTCGGCAGCCTCACGGTAACCTGGGTTTCCACAGTCGATGCTACCAAGCTCGCGTCCGTCAAGCTCACGTCGGTAAACGCCGCCGCTGCCGCATCGTACGATGGCGGCGATCGGGCAATGGACGATTCCGCATCGACATCGACCAAGGCCAAGGCGGTTTCCCGCGCGAAGGCCGTCAAGGCGGCAACCGAGGAAAAGTAAATGGGCAACCTGTTGAAAAGACTTCGCGGCGAGAACCCCGAGCCACTCATCGATGACTCGGGGTTCACCCCATATTCGTGGCCTACCGACTCGAAGGCCACGCTATGCCGCGTGCCCTGGGACTCCAACTACCGAAACGTTGTGGATTGGCGCGACCAGCAGCAAAAGGACAGTTACTTCTCATCGCTGAAATCCGACTCGTGCGAGTTGGGGTCTATGACGTACCTCAAGCCGAACGACCCGATTTTCGTGGACGTGCCGTTCTCGAAGGCCTACAGCTACAACTACATCGTGGTGGAGAACCCCAAGCTGCCAGTGCCCGGCGAGGTGGAGCCGCGCAAGCTCTACTACTTCGTCACGGCGGTAGGCTACGTCGCGCCGAACACCACCTCGATCGCAGTGCAGCTCGACGTGTGGACGACCTACGGCGACACCGCCGAGTTAGGGCGCTGCTTCGTGGAGCGCGGGCACGTGGCGATAGCTGCCGAGGCGTCCGCAGACGCTGGCATCACCAAGCCGCAGAACCTAAGGCGCTACCTCACCGCTGCGGAGGGCCTCGACATCGGCAACGAGTACGCGTCATCGCACCTTCAAAGGGTTCTTCTAGGCGGCGTAAACTGGTACGTGCTCATCACCGCCACGGTGGATTTGACCGCCGATTGGGGTAGAGCGGAAAATCCGTCGCTAACGGCGGCGACCGGGCAGATAACGGACAACGTGCCGGAGGGCACCAACACCTACGCGATATATGCGGCTGACTTGCCGAAGTTCATGGAAGAGCTGAAGGACTACCCGTGGATTGGCAAGGGAATAGTGTCGCTGCAGATTTTCAGCGACACCGTAGTGAAAGTAGACGGAGAGTTCACTTTGCAGGGCGGCGTGGCCGCCTTCAAGAATATAAACACGCCAGACGATACGTCTATCGCCTACGTCGCCGACATATACGGCCTCATATCACAGGGCGTGCCCTATAAGTACAGGAACCTAAAGAAACTGCTCTGCTACCCGTACTCAGTCATCGAGCTGAACAGCTACAACGGAAGCCCGCTTGTGCTGAAACCCGAGCTGCTGAACTACAACGACCACAGCAAAGGCTTCGATTACGCGGAGGAGAGAAGCAAACCCGTCGGTCTCGACCTGCACTCGATGGCGTGCGCCGCGCCCGGGCACACCAAATGCGGCGTGTACCCTTGGAACTACGCGGCGAAGTGCAGAGACGACGGCTCTGTTTATGCAACGCAACTCGGGGATATCACGCTCGGCGGCGAAGAGAGGACCCAGGTGGTTCCAAACGGCGGGTTCATCGATAACGCCGTCTGGTTCGAGGACTTCCCCAAGCTAACCATCGTGAACGACGAGTACGCCTTCTACCTGGCGAGCACGCAGCATACGAGGCAGTGGAGCTACGACTCGGCAGGCTGGCAGCAGGCGAAGAGCAACGCCTCTGCGATCCTGAGCTACGATCAGGCGCAGCAGCAGATAGCCACGAACCGCGCCAACTGGAACGCCTCGACGCAGGGCCTGCTGGGCAACGTGGCGGGCAACCTTGGCAACCTGGCGATGAGCGGTGCGAACGCATTGGGAATCGGTGCCGAAGTCGGCGGTGCGGCCGATTTCGCGAACGGCGTGATTGGCACGGTCGCAGGCACGATAGGCGCTACCGGCTGGGGCAACATGCAGGACATCGTGAACAACCTAACGGGCCTCACGGCGCTCAACAACACGCAGGCGATGCAGGGAAACATAGCCTCGCAGAACCTCGACTTGGCGCAATGGGCGGCCCAGGGGGACTACGAGAACGCGATCGCCAAGATAAACGCGACCGTCCAGGACGCGGCCGTGACGACGCCTTCCACGAGCGGAACAGTCGGCGGGAGCGGCTTCAACTTCTCGAACGGCATCTCCGGCGTGTGGCTCAAGGTGAAGGGAATCGACCGAAACCACATGCACGTCATCGGCGAGTACTGGCTGCGCTACGGCTACGCGGTGCGCGAGTTCATGGTGCCGCCCTCAGACCTCTGCTGCATGGAGCACTTCACCTACTGGAAGATGCTCGAGACGAGCGTGGAGTGCGCGCTGGCCGACGAGACGTCGAAGGAGACCATCCGAGGCATATTCGAGAAGGGCGTCACCGTGTGGAAGAGCGCCGACGAGATAACCACGTGGGACTTATCGGACAACGACCCGATTTTGGGCGAATACTACTAAGGAGGTGCAGCTTTGAGCAAGGCAATCAAGCAGTGCGAGCTTGTGGACTGGCCCGACGAGATGGACCAGATGTACGGGCGCAACTGGGTGCGCAAGATGTTCACCGCATCCGAGCGGTTCGACCTGATGCAGTACCGACACTGGCTCTGGTACCTTGAATCGCTGGCAATCGGCGCTTTCAAATGGAGCAACGTCCCCGCTGGAATCGACGCGAGGGCGATAGAGTACATCCTGCTGCACTTCGGGCAGGGAGCTTTGTTCATGGACGAGGGCGGAATGCTGTTCGCGGCAGCAGCGCCCGCTGACAACATCAACATGTACTGGAACCCCAACAAGATCCTGCTGACCGCTCCGAACGGCCAGACATGGTATCGCCATTGCGAGAGCTGGGTTATGGCAGACGGCGAGGGCGGGCACCGCGTCATGCACCGCGACGCCGTCATGTGCTTCGACAACATGCGAAGATTTCCGCTCTACGCGGACATCCGAAACTACGCAAGGAGGCTAGCGAGAATCGACGCCATCCTAGACGTCAACCACGGCGCGCAGCGAACGCCGTACATCGTGACGGGCAGCGAGGAGGGGAAGAACTCCCGACGCGACGTCATCAGGAAGCTCGAGAGCAACGACCAGTACATCCAGATGAACAGCGAGCTTTCGGGCAACCTGGGTATGGTGGACGTGCTGCAGACCGTCGCGCCCTACGTGGCCGACAAGCTGCTGTCGGACAAGCAGAAGATTCTCAACGAGGCAGTTACCATGCTGGGAATCGACAACACCAACAACGAGAAGCGCGAGCGCATGATCGACGCGGAGGCGACGTCCAACAACGAGCAGATCATGGTCATGCGCAGGAACCGCCTTGAGGAGCGCAGGAAGTTCTGCATCAAGGCGAACACCATCTTCCAAGACCTCGACATGTGGGTAGAATGGGGCGTTCCGCACGAGCGCACGGACATCGACGCGAAGCCATTAGGCGGAAAGCAGACGGAAGACGGGGATGCGGAACCCAAGGGCGGAAACGCCCCGACTGGAGGCGATGAGGAATGATATACACCGACGAGGCACCGACGCTGTTCGACGTCGTGAACCTCTACGGCGAGGACTACGAGGACGCTTTGGCCGACTACCCCATCTGGGACGAGTCGAAGAGGGCATGGCTCAACAACCGAATCTACGAGAAGTTCGCGTTTAGGGAGATAGGCGTTGACACGCCCGCGAAGTTCCTGTTCTTCCTGCGACGCCGCATGCACGACATGATGCCGACCGTGAACCCCATGTTCGCGGCGTTGGAGGACGTGGACATCCTGGAAGGGTACGAGACGTTCGACGACATCTCCGCAGACTCGAAATCGAGCGCCGAGCAGGCCAACCTGTACTCGGCGACGCCGCAGACTCAGCTCTCCAACGCGAAGCACTACGCGACGAACCTCACGCAGACGGAGGGCGAGAACGAGGGCGAGAGCACGCAGAAGGCGCGCCACTACGGGCGGAGCGGCACCGTCGGCGACATGGTGGGCAACTGGGCTATGAGCGTGAACAACGCTCTGTACATCGTATACAATGGCATCGAGCCTTTGTTCAACCAGATATGGAAGGAGGACTTCTAAATGGCCCTATGGCAAGACAAGTGCAACCGCCTGGACTTCGCGTACCGAGGGTACCAGTACCCCGTGCCGCCGTCCTGGAAGTACGCGGTGCGCCTCGAAGACCAGATCCAATGGCTGCTGCAGGCAATCCTCAAGACTGCCGACGATGCGATGTCGGAGGACGACCTGCGCGACCTGCGCAACGAGGTCTACGACTTCATCGACCGCGTGGCGGCGCAGCTCGAAGGCGAGATAAAGGAAGCGGCGGAGGGCAAGGCCTTCTGCTTCTCCCCCGTGGACGGCTTCATGCGTGCCGTCACCGTGGCTATGCGCCAGGTGTACGACGCGGCGCGCCCGCTCGCCCTGCTGTACTCGGAGCTGGACGCGAAGGGAATGACCTACGCGCAGCTGCAGGCGAGCGGCAAGACCTACGACGACGTTGACTTCCACGGCAACCTCTACTGGGGAGACGGGCAATCGAGGGCGCTCACCGTGCCCGCGTCCTCCATCTCCGACCCGATGGAGGCGGTGTAGATGGGCGATATCCCAAAGTTCGGGCACCCTCGCCGCATCGACATCGTGGACGCCGTCAACGAGCTGGGCGGGGCGGTGGAGGCAGCCCTGGCAGAAGGCGGAGGAGGCGGTGGGGGAGGTTCGTACACGCTCCCCGTCGCAGGCGACTCGACGCTCGGCGGCGTCAAGGGGCAGCGCGTCGCGGAGAAGGACGGCAACGGCAGGGTGGGTGAAGGGGAGCCCCCCGGGCGAGCGCTGACACGGTTCCCGGGACCAATTGCTCCGAGACGGTGACCGTCTCCGCGTCGGACTCGAACGCCTCAATGCGAGCATCCACGCCCGCAAC